AAATCATACTGATAAACTTTTTTACCTGTTAATAAACTTCCATTATAATTATCAGGCATATTTTTTAAATTATAACCTTTTCTTAATAAATTCTTAATTAATGCTTTTTCTGTTTTTATAGCTTCATTTAAAGAGCATTCTAAAGTATATAGGATTTTCATAATAGGTTTCATATTTTTTCTTAAAAGATACATTATCCATCTTTCTTTTTTATTCCTATTATTTTTTTTAGATTCATAAATATGGTTTCTATATCTATTTTTTTCATCTATAGTTCTTCCAATATACTTTATTTTATTATCTCTTGGGTCTATTAAAGCATAAAATTTAAATAATGACACCGTTTCCACAATTTCTTGTGTACTCTCTTTCGAGATAGTCTCTGAACTTTTTTTATTAATTTTTTTATGTATATTCATTTTTAATAAAATTTAGCTGCTGATTGTCTATTTATATAAATATACAAAATATATTTATAACATCCAAATAATTTTTAAACATTCATTCCTTCCCTAGACGGGATTAACATTAGTTTATTTGGCTTTAAGAGTTTCCAGCAATTAGATGTCTTTTAAAAGGGCAGAGTTTACCCTTCAATACTATCTCCTACTAAGTATTTAGCTTGTTGTAAAGGTTTCCTAATCTCAGGAAGTTCTTCTACATGATGGTACTGTACTGAATAACCAGCACCTGTACCACCCAATAGCAAAAACATTAACTCACTAAATGACCTATAATCATTCATAGGCATATAAGAACAGTTATATATTCTTGCTTCGTTCTTTAAAACAGCTTCCCCAGAGAACTGTGCAGCTCTCATGGAGGGAAGTACTTTCTTATCTAAAAGGTATTCACCATTATAAACAATCTCTTGTTCAAAATCATTAAGACCATCTATAAAATGTTGATCCCATATAGTATAATCAGCATTCTCATCTATATATTGTTGAATGGTTTCTCCACCATACTTTTTCAACATCATAGTTATATACCTAGTGATTATGTCTTCCCATGTCTCTCTCCTCTTTAATTCAGGTATGTACTTTGCGTATTTATTATATACAACTACATCACTTAATAACTCAACTCCGTTCATTCGCTATTTTTTTAAACATTTTATTATTATCAAATACCTCATAATCAAAATCAGGCTTATTACCTATCTCTTGACTCCTTGGAATCTTTACTCCAAGTCTTTTTTCCCACTCTACGTATTTATCTTCTCTCCTATACAGGACTTTAGCTACTTCACTACCATAACCAATGTTATAGAAGTTTAGTATATGTGCTTTATAATCCTCATCTAATTTAGAATATCTACCATTTACAAAATGCTTGTATCTTTCTTGATCAATTCCTTCAAGTTTATACACAAGCATAATATAAGATTCATTAACATCATACTCCTTCTCAAACAACTCATGGTTTCTTAAGATTTCCATATGGTTCCTAAACCAGTCTTTGTCTTCTTTATTAAATAACAAGTATAACCTATTATACTCTTTAGGATAGTCCTTATCCCCTACAAAACATTGCACTAAATTCTTAAACTCATGGTTAGTTTTACCTAACAATGGTAGGAGATAAGTGCAAGTCCTGTTCTTCATCTCTAAATACTCAGTCGTTTCTATCATATTTTCACAATTCCATCTACAAACTCTTCAGGGGTGTCCCAATAATTTGTCTCCTTGTGCCATCTATATTTTTCTAATAATTCGTGTAATTCCCTCTTCCCAAGTTCAATCCAATAATCCGTAAATTTATACACTATACTCTCAAATGAAGTAGTATTAACAACTACATGCAGGTGAATAACCTCCACATCTTTATCATACTTTTCTTTAATGTATGCTTTGATTCCCTCATCATACATAGCAAGTTGCCTATAGTACCCATATTTTATAAAGGACCCCATGTAGCTATTACCTTTAATTTCAAAATCATCCCACACTTTATATGTTGGGGTTTCTTTGATCTTACTAGGTACTTGATATATATGAGATGAGGTAGTCTTAACATCTACATTAAACACTACTCCATTATCTAATTCTGAAAGGATCAGTTTATCAACCTTACCTTTCTTTTTTATTCCATCTTTTTCCCAGTACAGTTCAAGCTCATTCTCTGAATTCTCTTCGTTGAGTAGCTTAAAACTCTCTGTACTATTTAAGATACTATCCACACATTTATCAACAAGAAACTTAGTTCTTGAATCTAAAAATATTTTATCTTTATTTGCTAACCTTTCTTCAACATATGTAGCAGGTAAACCTTCAAACTTCTTATCCAAAGTTTCTTGTTTATAACTGAAGGTAGCAATTTCTTTTGCCTCTTCTTTAGTTTTACCTTGTATTAATGCATCACAATAAACCCCCATCTTACCTGTTGGCTTATCTACTGAAGATACAGTAAACTTATCAGGCTCTAATAGAGCTAGGTGTATCATACTACCTAACTCCATAGAACTTGATTCCTCGTTTACCTCCTCTTCCTTGTTAACTTTTTTAATAAAATATCTAGGACTTACTTTGAGCCAACCTAACATACTGTTAGATACGTACTCTGTATTCTGATAATAATTCTCCATTGTCTAATTTTTTTGTTAATATTTCCATAAACTCTGAATAGATTGTTTGTCTATCCTGGAATGTTAACTCCCATCCCTCTTTTACTTCTCTGTTGTTCCCTATATTACCATCCACATACATACGTGAATCTGTAAGTAAATCCTCTAGTAGGTATCTTAATAGCACATGACTGTTATTTTCAAAGGCTTTAATTGCTTTCCTACCATAACCTGCAGGTAAGCTGATCTTAAATACCCTTGCTTTAAAGTCATCATTAAACATCTACTTTTATATTTTTTAATTTACTAATATAAGTAGGGTTAGTAGCATAACGCTTACACTCTCCCTTCTTGTTCTTATAGACACATTCTAAGAAATCATAATAATCCCCACCTTTGTAGTACTTATCTTGCCATTTTTTATATTTAGCAACACTCTCAGTCCAATTTTCAAATGATTGGTACCTTCTCTTCTGAGCCTGCTTATCATAATAAGTCAATCCAAATAAGTTGTTAACATCCAAACTACATCCAGTACAACCATACCACCCTGTTTCCAAGATTGATTGTCTTAACACAATTTCAGGACATTTGACTCCTTGTTTTACAAGTTCATTATACACTTTAATAGGTGTAATCTGAAAGCACATTAAAAGTGCTAATATACTAGTTTTCATAAAATTTATCTTTTATAATCTGTATGGTTTCCCTAACTTGTGTTTGAGTACTTGGTAGAAATAAAGTATAACCCTCATCCTTAATCAAGTTCTTAAACAATTTCCATTTAATAGGGAATACATCATTAGCATAACCTTTTACTTCTATAATCCATTTGTCTTCTTTGTTGACAAAATCTGGAGTATAGGTAATAGCTCTGATATTAGGTGAAACTAATACAAATTGTTTCTTACCTTTTATCTTATGAGGTTCATAAATTTCCCCCAAGTAAGTAAATTTCTCCATCAAGGGAAACTTATGTTTCTCATAATCAAAAGGTATATCATTGTCTTTTAGCCTAGTAGCAGTATAGAGTTCTAATTTACTTCTGTATTTTATCCCACCTAATTCTACTTCTGTAGCATTCCTGACTTTCTTATTTTGTGGTGTTGATTTCTTTCTTACCACTCTCCTCTTCCTTCTCATCTATAAAGTTTTCAACTATCTTATCATGGTCTACACCATATTCCATACGGTACATATAACCATATTCTTCTAATACTTCCTTTTGCCTAGCTGTCATACCACTAAAGCACACAAAGCCAAACTCAGGATGCATTACCCATATCTTGTTCCTTTCATCTTCTTTCATATTATATTGTTCTTTTTATCTTTCCTTAGCCAAAATATTCCTAAGTCTTCTAAACTATGAGGTTTAAAATCTAAAAGTTTCGCATCTACACATACATATTTATGTGCTGTAGGAACTTTTTTTGAATTTTTATCCTCATAACAATCATGACATACTATTTCTTCTAATTTATTATTATGATGTATATGGGCATGTATATTTCTCCTATAGAAGTTAACTTCATTAGGATGTATAGGAATATGTGTTAACATGCATCCTTTATAATCTATTGCACCTGCTACACCATCAACATATTTTAAAAGTTCTGGTACGTCTTTCCATTTATCATGATTTCCTAATACTACTACTTTTCTACCATTTAACTGATCTAATTTATAGTAATGTTCAGCAGTTTCCATAGTAACATCTCCAAGAATATAAGTTAAATCTCTTTTATTTACCACAGAATTCCACTGCTGAATTAAATAATCATCATGATAAAATTCATCTTGGAATCCTCTCCAATGAGCCAAATTTCTATGACCTAAATGAAGACATCCAATAAATCTTACTTGTGACATTTCATTTTATGTTCTTTTAATTTTTCTTCCAATTCTTCTATAGACAATACCCCAACACCATATTCACCATCAGCCATATCAAAAAGTACTTCATTTTCTCTTAATACAAGAATAGCACTTCTTCCATACTTAGCTTCTTCAGCTACAACTACAGTATCTTCTTTATCTATTTTAATGTATGTCATCTTTTTATCTACCTTTTTCATCTGGATATAATTCATTTACAAAATCAGACTGCCAAAATTCTTTAGTGTCTATATTCATTATTGTTAATTTACCTCTAAACCCAGCTCCTGTATCTAGATTCCATACATTACAAGCATGAATAGGGGTGGTAATAGGCTTACCCCTCACTTCTCCTTCAGGAGCCTTCAAAACACCATGATTTTTATAGTCCCAATTTACTGTAGAAGTGTGTCCTATATATATTTCTTCATGATTTCTAAGTGTGATTGGTAATCTATTATCTAGAGATTTGTTAGTTGACCCTGCAGCTAATGCAGTGTACCATAATGACCTGTCCCAATAGTATGAAGCAGATTCATCATTACCTATTCCATGTATACTAGTATATCCACCATGTACAAACACTCTATTCTTATCATCTTTATAATATAAGTGTTGTTTTGTCCAGAAGTCTTTATGTGTGTCTGGAATATCAAAATAAGTTAGGTCAGATGTATATGCACCCATTCTTTGTCGAATGTTTACATTTCTATCCACATTATTTACATAAGACTGTAAAGTCCCATAACCTCCTTGTAACCAATTAGTTGGGTGTAAACCCTTAATCATCCACTGAAAAAACCAATCATCATGATTACCTTTAATAGAGATTAAGTTTTTAATCTTAAGTAATTCCTCTACACACTCATAAACTTCTGACCATCCATCTGCAACATCTCCAAGTTGAATAAGAGTATCATTCTCATAATCAAAGTTAGATCTTTCTAACACTTGTTTTAATGCTTTAGCTGCTCCATGAATGTCTCCAGTTACATAAGTTGCCATAATTTTAATTATTTACCAGTAGACCCAAATCCGCCTACTCTATCTGTTAAATTTTCTAATTCTCCCTCTTCAAATTCTACAGGTATGATTTCCTCTAACCACATTTGAGCTACTCTATCTCCTACTTTATAAGGGAATTCATCATACTCTGTATATGCGGAATAATCCACATTCTCCGAATTTTCCTCAGTCATAGTTGCAAGGATACCTAATTTACTAGGAATAGCTCTAAACCTTAATCTATATTCCCCTGTAAAATCTGCATCTCCTAATGTAGGTGAATTTTGTAGAATCCATCTATGTTTAGTAAATGAACTTCTAGGACTGAATCTAATCATATATCCAGGAGGTGGCTGCATAGCCAATCCTAAATACACAATCATTTCGTCTTTAGTTTCCCCTTGCTCAATATGAGCTGCAGTTAAATCTAATCCACCACTCAATTCTGTTGCTGCAGTTGGTATTACAGCATTATCTCTCACTCTTTTATATTTTACTTTCATATTATTGTATTTATCATCGTTTCTAATTTTTCTAATCCATGCTCTTTAGCATAGTCACTAGGGTCTTTTTCTACAACTTCTTCAGGTAAATGTACAAAATCAAATCCTGTATTATTACTTAAAGACAATGCAGATCTTTGACCTGGATCATCATTATTATAAAATATAATAACTTCTTTAAACCTCTGTTCTAACTCATTTATAATCTCATCAGGTATTGAACCTGCTTCTGATTGAGGAGCTATAGCAGTAAATCCTATTTCATGTAATACCATTACATCCTTTAAAGAAGAAGTAATAAAACATAAATTTCCCTTTTCAGGTAATTGTTCCCATCCTTGTATAATCATATTGTTTGTATTTGAAATCCATTTCATTTCTTCATCATAAGGCTGAAGTATCTTATATTTATAATTACCAAAACAGTATGCATATGCTGTCTTGTCACATGGAAAATAACTATAATTAAGATAATAACCAATTATAGGTTTAACTTTGAACCGCTCTAAAGTCTCTTGACTTATATGATACTGATCAAAGTACCTCCTACTGTACCAATTGTATTCTTTTGATACTATCCTTATTAATTTTTCTGTCTTTATTGAGTCTAAGAACTCTTTAGGGGCTATCTTAGGGACTTTCTTAGCTGTTCTGGTACTTCCATACCCCAACCCTAAATTAAAGTCCTCATTTATCATTTCCAAAGTTTCCTTAAATCCAATATTATATAACTCTTGTTTAAACTTAATACAACCAAATGTATGTTGAGGATATGCAAAATCCTTATACATAAATTCTCCTGTCTTAGTTTTAAATATTCTAACATCAGGTTTCCTATCTTTCCTTAAAGGAGATAAGAATGATTTGTTTATGTCTGTAAACTGAGGAATATAATTTTTAAAAACATCATAACCACTAATTTGATTGAATATATTATCTATGTTTAATTCTTTGTAATTTTTAGTGCTTATCATATAGTAAAATAAAAGGGGGAGTATTTCATCCCCCTATTGTTAGTTAATATTAAAATGGTAAATTTTCAGCCTCTGAAGTATCATTATCAGAGGTTGCTACCATATCCTCTGCATCTGGATCAGGCAGAGTTTTAATATCTTTATCAGGATCAAACGTCAACCCTACTACATCTGTGATTGGTTCTACAAATCTGTAAGTAGGTAACGCTGCTTTCAACCATTTGTTCCCAGTAGTCTTAGATAAGACTTCTTCTCCACGGAATTTGAATCTTAGAAATTTGCCAGTTATTAGTGACGAAATTTTGCTCACATAGGTTGCCCAGTCAGGTGCCTCAATTTGATCTAACTCTTCTTTAGGCGTTCCTGCTGCTTGAGCAATTGCCTGAATCTGTGCAAGAGTATACTTAAATGCTCTTTCAGTTACATACAAATTAAATTCCCCTTTCTGAGGCTCATTGTTTAACTCCTCTAATGGTTTACTTTCCATATAAATCTTAATATGTTCAGAACCCATTTCAGGTTTTACATGTTCTACATGTGCAATTTTATATTCACCAATACCAGGCTTAATCCAGTTAGATACAAATCCCTTATTTTCTTCTACACTTTTCGTTGAAATCATAACTTTTCTTTTTTAATTATTAATCGTCTATAAAAATCTTACTCCAGTCAAATTCAAAATCTTGACCTCGTAAGTGTTCACATCTACTTCCACAAGTAATCTCATCACTTGCCTTGAAATTAACACGAAGTTTATCTTCTTCTCTATATAAGTAACCAATTGCATCAGCATTAGCACAAGTAATCTCTCTGATCTTACCTGTTAATGCTAAATCCTTGGCTGCTACTTCTTTACCCTTCTTATCTACTAGCTTATCTTTAAGGTGACCAACTAATATAACGTGGTCTGCTAAACCAAGCACATAGTCAATCCACTTTTTGAAAGCTATTCTCAAATATAGGTAACCAGCACCCATAGGCAACTCTAAGACACTAGTGCCTTTAAAGCTCTTACCTTTAGGATCTTTCTTATACATTGAAGTAGCTACTCCTTCACACCATTCCTCAAGCTTTGAGATTGTGTCAATAGCTACGTATTTGTAGGGTTTCCCCTCTGCTTTTATTTTTTCTCCTATCTCATGTAACTCTTTTATATTATTAACTTTAACTTTTAACGCTTCTACATAATCACTACCATTCTCTAAATCAATGATTAAACAATCATCTAGTTGTGATAGTAATGTAGTCTTCCCCATTTTAGGTTGCGAGTACAGAATAAAATTCTTGGGATTCTTTGTTTTTACTGCAACCTTTCCTTTTGGCAACTCCACTAATTAATATAATTTTTAACATCACTACTTAACTCACGAACCATTTCATATCTAATTGGTGTCATCTCATCTGAACTAACCAATTCTTGAAACAATCCAACCTCTCCCACAAATCTATAGCCTATCCTAAAATCATCAATACCATAAGAGTTTTTAAGAGCAGTAACAGACCTAAATCTATTATAACCCCTATTGTTTACAAACTTATCTATATGGTATCCCATGTGGTCAAATACTTTAAACTTATAAGGATTAAATAATGCAAGAGCTACATCTGCATCTTCATACAAGTTACCAGTATCTTTAAAATCATCTGGATCTGGAGTAAGCTCTTTATTCCTAGCTCTTTGTGAATCTGATAGATTCCTATTAAACTGTGATACAACCACAGGACTAAATCCAAAGAAATCCCTAGAAACTCCAAGATATTCAGACATCTTATCAATACCCTCCTTCTTACTAAAGTTCCGTTCTCTTTTAAGTTTACCAATATGATCAAGAATAACTAATGTTATCCTTTTCTTATTTTTAGGCACATATTCTTTCTCATACTCACTCTTTTGCCTTATTTCCCCATTGTCTTTTGCAATAGATACTAAGTGATTATAAATACCAGTAGGATTCTCAGCACCGTCAATTACTTTAACAACATCTTCCATCTCATTAAAATAATCTAGTACCTCTGATACCTTACTGTATGTTTCTTCTGTTACCCAATTCTTTCTAGTCCCCCAACCATAAAGAGTAGGCACATCAAATAACATTTTATAATCTGTAAAGAGCTTTAGACAAGCCCATTTACCAAGCTTATGAGATTTTGGTCTTTCCATTGATCTGTAGATAATCTCTAACTCAACATCAGTATTATCTTTATTCTTTTTGTACCAATCATATGGACCTAAAACATAAGTATTATCTGTGAAACTAGTCTTACCAGTCAATTATGTTAACACAGCTTTTTTAATTACTGCTTCTACAGTTTATTTTGTTATATCTGTAGTTCGGACTATATCATCAATTTATTTTGAGTAATCTATTATTACATAAGATACTGATACTAATGGGTTTCCACTTACAATAGTACCATCGTTGTTCTGAACCTCCATTGGTTTATAATACAACAATGTTTTACCATCAAGTTTACCTTTGTCATCATACTCAATTACTTTAAATTGTCCTGCGCTCTTGGGAGAATTATCATCTACTTGAGATTCACTCCTAGTCTCTGAACCTTCAAAAGTGTCGCCACTTAAGCTTGGCTGCTGATTGTCCTCTTCAGGATTTTCCAGCAATTCACAGGATTTTAATCGGGCTACTGGTTTTTGATATCTTGTTTGGATGTCTCTTTCTAAATATCCACTATTTCCTATTTGTAAGTTTAACTTTACTAAATTATGTTCTTTCTCATCCTTATAGAATATTTGATATCCTTTAGTATGAATTTGCTCATTATTAAGTACTGCATAAACTCTTGTAGTGCTAAGGTTTAATTCTTTAACACACTCTTTAACCTGGTTGAAATGAAATATTTCTCCAGTATGACTATAAGCTACTACTTCCCTAGTTCTAGTAGGTAAGATGGTACCATTTTTATAACCGTTTTTTAGAGATTTACTTATTTTCTTTTTCATTTCCTTTGTTTTAGGCTGTCTAATAGGGTTTTTTTGTATATTAAAAATAGGTTTAAGTATATCTATATAATACTTTTCTAGATTTTGTAATTCATTTTCTGTACATATATCTATAATTACCCATTTAAACGATTCATCTCCATATTTATTAAAAGAGTTTTGTAAGATAGGATTTT